TATTAACCAAATTAGTGGTGCTATCAAAAACACAGGTCTTAAAGCAGGTAGCGATACTGCCTCTTTAGTAAAGAACACCGCTAAAGCTGCTGTTGGTAAGCAGTCTAAGACTGTAGCTGCTGCTAAAATCGGCAAAGACGTGGCTGCAAGTAACCTTAAGCTTACTGGCGGCTTAGCTAAGGGCGCGTTAAACGTTAAACGTGCTAAGAAGAATAAGAATAAGAAGAAGTAATATTCTGGCATCCCTCTTAACTGAGGGGTGTTTATAATCTTACTCACAATCTATAACAAAGATTTATCCCTGAAAATTTAACTAAAATAAAATTGCGCGTCCCCTTCGAGGTGGGGGCGTGTAACCTTAACCCTTATCTGCCCAACTGAGGTTCGGCAAAGGAGATGAAATGGCACGTTCTAAAATTAGCTCTAGGGCTATTGATCTAATCACAGATGATGGGAGTGTAATTGCTTCTATTGTCCACGGAGAGCAACTACGCTTAAACGTAACAGCCTCTTGGCTAACAAACTTATCAGGTTATGTCTTAACAGCAACTGTTGTTGAGGGTGATAACCAGCAAGACTCCGGCTTAGTACCTGCTACAGCCCGTAGTACCCCTGTGGTGACAGACCTTGCTATTATTGATACAACACCTACCGATAACATCTTTGACATTGTTATCCCACAGGACTTGATTAATTCTTGGGACACTTACCCTGCACCTGACAAGCCTGTCTATGGTTTTATTGATCTAGAGATTGCTGACCCGGGGGTTGGTGATGCACAACAAATCTGGAAACCTTTGCGCGGCCTTGTAGAAGTTCGCTATAGCCCAACGGAGATTGCGTAATGGCCGATTATAACCTTGAAGTCTCTTCTAATGAACTGGTCCTTAGTCTCTCCCGTACAGGCGGACAGGGCGCTAAAGGGGACTCTGTCTCCAGTGTTTACATTGATGGTAACGGGGACTTCCACGTAGTTATCACTAACTCTGCCGGAGAAGAAGTCTCTGACATTAACCTTGGCGGCATCTCAAGCACACTGACAGGTGATCTGTCTTTCAGCGACAACGACAAGGCCATCTTCGGCGCATCGTCAGATCTCCAGATTTACCATGATGGGTCGCATAGTTGGATTGAGGAAGTAGGCTCAGGCACCCTAAATATCAGCACAAATGGGCCAAGCCTTCGCCTTTACGACGGAGTAAACTCAGTTGATATGATCCGTGCATACCCTGGCGGTGCAGTTCGTTTGTACAATGCTGGCTCACAAAAACTAGCCACCACCAGCACAGGTGTAAACGTCACTGGCAACGCCACATTCGGCGACAACGACAAAGCCATCTTTGGTGCTGGGTCTGACCTACAGATTTACCATCAGACTACTGGAACCGCAGGAAGTTATATTGCGGAAAGCGGCACAGGCGATTTGCGAATAAGTGGCAACAACCTTTGGCTCAACAATGCTTCTGGTAACCCATATTTCAGGGCTGTAAACGGATCTTATACAAAGCTGTATCACTCTGGGGCTGAGAAAATCGCCACCACCAGCACAGGTATTGACGTAACTGGCAACGCCACATTCGGTGACAACGACAAAGCCATCTTCGGCGCATCGTCAGATCTCCAGATTTACCATGATGGGTCGCATAGTGTGATTAATGATGTGGGTACAGGTGATTTAAAAATACAAGGCACTGATATTCGCATACAGAGTTCAAATGGTGCAGAAAACTTTTTAGTTGCTGATGAGAACGGAGCGGTTAGGTTATATAACAACAACTCACAAAAACTAGCCACCACCAGTGTAGGCGTAAACGTCACTGGGACTTTGACAATGGACGGTGGTTCTACGTCTGCTGACTTTACCTTCGGCGACAACAACAAAGCCATCTTTGGCGCATCGTCAGATCTCCAGATTTATCACAATGGCCATTCTTATATTGAAGATGCGGGGGGCGGTGATTTAATATTAAAGGCTTCGGATCAAATAAAACTGCAAAACGGTTCTGGTCAGAACATGGCTGTTTTTAATGAAAACGGTGCAGTTGTTTTAACACATTCTGAAGACACCAAACTAGCCACCACCCCCACAGGTGTAGACGTCACTGGGACTTTGACCAGCGACGAACTGACTGTGGATGGGGGTGTAAGCATAAACTCCGCTAGTCAGTCGTCTAGCACGACTAATCAACTGACACTGCGAGGTGGCACAGGTAATGTAGTTGCAGGGCATGTTGTTGGAGGTATAAACTTTGATAGCTTTGACTTAAATAATCAAAATACTTCTGCATCTATATCAGCGATAGCATCAGGAAGCCATGTATCAGGTTCTACATTAGATACAGACATTAACTTTAAAACAGCCGATGGTGCATCCGCAGTAAGTAGATTAAATATTGGATATAACGGCGACATCAGCTTCTACGAGGACACAGGCACAACGCCAAAGTTCTTCTGGGATGCGAGTGCTGAGAGCTTGGGGGTTGGCACGAGTTCTCCTAGTGCAACACTAGACGTTAGCGGCACAATCAAACTGGACGGTAACTATCCTCTTGGTGGAGACAACGTGGCGTTAGGCGCGACTGCGCTGAATAGCGTTGAGTCTACTGGTAAGTGGAACGTAGCTATCGGCGATCAAGCGCTTACCAACAATACAACTGGTGATGGTAATGTAGGTATCGGGCGACAAGCCCTGACGACACAGACCACTGCCCTCAACAACATCGCTATTGGTTTTCAGGCTGGGTATTCTACAACTACAGGCGGTCACAACGTAGCGATTGGTTCGGAGAGTTTTAAGGCAAACACTACAGGAATCTCCAACGTAGCAGTTGGTCGTCAATCCTTATTTTCAAGCACCACCGCAATCAACAACGTGGCTGTTGGGTATCAGGCTGGGAGGGCCATCACTACGGGTAACAACAACACCTCGGTTGGGTATCAGTCACTTCTTGCCAATACTACAGGCGCAAGCAACACGGCTCTGGGATATATCTCTTTACGCAATAATACTACAGGCAACAGCAACACGTCTCTAGGTTACGCTTCGCTTAGGCTTAACACCACAGGCAACCAGAACACAGCAGTCGGATATCAGTCCCTCTACGACAACACCACAGGCACCAACAACACAGCCCTTGGACGTTCAGCCCTAGCCAACAATACCACAGGCACCAACAACACAGCCATTGGTGACCTTGCTGGATCGGCTATAACGACTGGTAGTGGTAACACCATCATCGGAGCAAACATCGACGGAACTGCGGCGCTTGCAGACACCGTCATCATCGGCTCAAACAATGCAGAACGTATGCGCATCGACAGCAGCGGAAATGTTGGGATTGGTACGACTTCGCCTGCACATCCGTTGGACGTCACTGGGACTATTCGCAGTGATGTGAGCACCACCGGAGACTTTAACTTTTACGCAACGTCTGATGGTGGCGGTGCCTTCCGCATTTACCCTGATGATGCAACTACAGCAAACCCTACGTGGAAGTACCAGAGTAATAGCTCTGAAGACCAAGCATGGGTTATCGGTGGTGTAGAACGTATGCGCATCGACAGCGTCGGTAATGTAGGTATCGCCACAACTTCCCCACGCACTAAGCTGGACATCGAGGGTAACTTCGCACTTGACGGGGACTCTGGCACTACATCCAGCACTGCGCAGACGGCCATTGCTACGTATGTCGCTGATACCTTCAAGGGCTGTAAGACTGTCATCACAGCTAACGATGGTACGGACACCTACGTCACTGAGCTGCTGATCGCAAACACTGGCGCGGCGGCTGTGGCCACAGAGTATGGTCAAGTCGGCACAGGCAGCTTTACAGTAAGCTACGAAGTCGATGTGTCTGGCGGGAACGTACGCATACTCGCCACCGCACTTAATGCAACCAGCACGACCTACAAGGTCAGCAAAACACTCATGTAAGGATACGACAATGGCGACTTGGATTATTGCAACACTTGAACGCAACACCTCTGATGGAGGCGTCGTAGTGGCACATTGGCAGGTGACTGAGCAGGACGGTGACTACACAGCCTCTGCATACGGCACCTGCGGATTTACACCTGACGCGTCTGTTGCGGGCTTTGTGCCGTTTGAGCAGCTCACTGAAGCCGACGTTTTGGCTTGGGTTTACGCATCTGTGGACAAGGATGCGACCGAAGCTGCACTGACGGCTAACATCGAGCAACAGAAGGCACCTGCCACAAAGACCGGCGTGCCTTGGTAACTTAACGACAAATGGGGAGAGTGAACCATGTCAAACAATAAAGCATTTAAGGTCAAGAATGGCCTAGAACTAGCCGGATACGATACCAGCAAAGCTGCCACAGCGGTAGACGTATTCGTGTACGACACCAGCAAGGACAGTGACGGTGGAGCGTGGCGCAAGCGCACACAAGGCACTAGCTGGTACAACGAAACATTGAACACAGCGACACGCGGTTCTCGTAAAGAGTTCCCAAGCGTTGCCGTTATTGTGGCTGAAGCTAGCACGGTTACGATTTACGATGGTGATGACCCAAGTCTGCCTATGTGGATGGTGTTTGAAAAGGGAGGTGTCCACCCCTCTGTGTATATGCTCGGACGAAGTGCTCCAGATAATACGGCTGTCGCATCTTTAAATGGCGTGTTAGCGGTAAGTATAGACGCAGACACTCACGGCGAAGCTCTTTCTGTTATCAACTTTGTCTCTGACAGCGCCGTAATGCACTCACAGGCAAATAGCTGGGTAAGTGGGCAGGACATTTCTGGGAGGAACAATTCTGTTCTTCTTACCATAGATAGTTCTGTAGGTAATATTGTAGACCGTGTAGCCAACGATGTAGCCATGACCGTCCTCCCCGACTCCCCGATTGACCCTGCTACAGGATTGCCTGTGCCTACCGTTGCGGTGGCTACCCGTGGCGGCGTGAGTGTGATTACTGACAGTGGTGCTGTTTATGATATTACAAATGTTAATGCATCATACACAAATGTATTGCATGTTGACTTTGACAGCTTAAACAACCTCTGGCTAAATCAGGGTAATACTTCTCTTAGTTACAACAGTTGGGTTTATGTTTTTGCCATGCCACTGTCAGCGGATACGGTAATAACACTTAACTCGCAAAACGCCACTGGTGCTAATCCAATCGCAATGTTCCAAAGGACTGTTTCTAACGGCGCATCCATTCCCTTTAACGTACAAGGAGGTGACTCTCTAATTGCAGAATCAAGTCTTGCAACTAGCGGCGGCTTGGGAATTTTGAGTGTTGACTATGCCGATAGCACTAAGTCTATGGGCGCAGAAATCACCTCCACCTACAACACAGGCTGGCAGCAGGGAGACATCAAGGGTGCTTTCCTGAGTGACACTGATGACACTGATCTGGTTGATACAGAGTTTGTTACTTTAAAGACACCTGATGTTGCATGTATTCCTAACGGTATTACTCTTAGTGGAAGTACAATCACTGTGAGTGCAGAGGTTGGAGTAAGTTTTTCAAGTTCCATCACGGAGCCGTTTGTGGGTCTTCGGGAAAAGACTTCCTACGTTCTGACGTTTACTAAAACCACTGGTGCAGGCGGAGGTTCTCAATCGGCATGGATTGCTGTTGGGTTTGGTCTTAATGCAGTGGGGTCTTGTTCATTTAGTTCTCATTACGGTGGCATGACTTTGGGACATTTGCCCGCAGGTGATTATTCACTACCTTTTACTACAGGTACTCGGATTGGTGACGTAGGCCTTTTTATGCGGTCAGTCAACACAACTGCTGACTTCACTCACAGCTTCAACAACATCTCAGTACGCCTAGCAGACGCAGACCGCAGCGTGAACGCCAACCCACTTGAGATCAACGGCACTGTGACCCGCACCCCTGTGGCCACTGGCGCTGACCTCGTGGCTTACTCTGGGTTCTCTGCCAGCAACTACCTTGAGCAGCCGTATAACAGTGACCTCGACTTCGGGACGGGTGACTTCTGCGTGATGGGGTGGGTGAAAATGCCTTCATCTAATCAAAACCTCTTAATGCGAGACATAGATGGGGTCTTGTCCAGCGATGATACAGCAATAATTCGAGCAACGGGCGTTGGCACAATAAAGTATTACGGTCGAGTTTCTGGTAGTTTTTTTGTAATCGAAAGTCTTGCTGGTTCCGCTACAGGTCAATGGGCCTTCTTTTGCGTAAGAAAAGACTCTGGAAATATCAGAGTATCCATAAACGCAAATTCAGAGGTGTCGCAATCCAGAAGTCAGGCTTTTGGGCCTGTAAACTCCATATTGCGGGTCGGGGCTAGAACGGATGTTTCAAGCTCTGCACCCTTTCTCCAAGGCTCCGCAGCCCTCCTACGCATCTCAGCTACAGCACCAACAGCAGAGCAGATCGCCAAAATCTACAACGACGAAAAGGTGCTGTTCCAAGAGAATGCTCAGGCTACCCTCTACGGCACCTCTGACTCAGTGACAGCCTTGGCTCACGACAGTGACACTGACTTGCTACACGTAGGAACAAGCGATGGTCGCTCGGTATTCCAAGGCCTACGTCGAGTGTCTAACACAACAACCGCAGTAGGTACTGCAATCAGTGCCAGCAATGGCCTAGTGGTCGAGGAGTAATCACATGACTGTCTATATTGAGAAACCCGCAGTCAATCTGCGTGAGGAGTTGGCTTCCCTGAGAAATCAGGGTGGCTACAGTGAGCAGCAGTTCTACTTTGATGGGCTGGTGACGAATGGCACGTTTGATAGTGATACCAGTGGCTGGACTGCTGGAAGGAGTGCTACACTGACACTAAGTACCAATGCACTAAAAGTTGAATACAACGGAGTTAGCAATCCATATGCGTACCAAGGTATAACCACCGTGATTGGTACAGCCTATACTCTTTCCTTTGAGGTAGTTGGCCTGACAGCAGGTGAGGACTTAAGAGTTATAGCTGCTGTCGACCATGCTGATAATACTCCAGCTACAGCCTTGCTTACCGCAGCGGGGAACTATTCCCTTAACTTCACGGCGGCAGCCACAACCACATACGTTAAGCTACAAGCACTTGTTAACGCAGCAGGAGAATTTGTAACATTCGACAACGTATCAGTCTTCGAAACTGACGGCACAGACGTAATCCACACTATGCCTAAAGGTTGGAAGCCTAAAGACGTCTTCGAGGATGGCTTGCTGCAACGTGAAGGCTCAGCCCACGACTACGAAGTAATCTATGATGGTTTCGATTATGTCGTTAAGCCTACTGTAGCCCCCTCAGTCACTACCCAAACTTGCGTGATTGGAGTTAAAGCATGACTATCTTTGTAAACAAGGGCGACCTGCCCCTGACACCAGCACAGCTAGAGAAACGTGCGCAGAAGCACATCAAGCGGGTATGGTCTGACCAAGCCCGTGAGAAGTCCATCCGTACATCTGATGGTGCTTTTGATGCCTTCATGTCTACCTTCTCAGCAGATCACGATGTTAATACAGCTAACAACACCTTCAACCGTCAAGTAGAAGAGTACCTCAAGGCAACAAGTCGCCTTAAGAGATATGAGCTATCTGTTGGTTCCCCAGAGAAAGAAGTTACCTTTACTACAGGTGAGTTTGACCCTGAGACAGGTGAAGAGATCATTGGCGTAAACATTATCCCAGCTATTGAACCTCTACCTCTCAAGATTGAAGTCTGGGTGTACGATGAAGCCCTAGACATGCAGGTAGAAGAGTGGCAAGATAACCCACTCGTAGTTAAGGATGCAGAAGAGCGAGCAGCAGCTAATGCAGTACTTGAGGCTACACCAGCTGAAGTGATTGAGTTCACAGCGGGTAAAGACATATCGTCATGATCGATCCACTCACAGCATTTGCTACGGCGCAGGTAGCGGTCGCCGCTATCAAGAAGGGCATAGAGCTAGGCAAGGACATCGGCGGAATATCGTCTGATCTGGCCAAGTTTGCTGGCGCTATCTCTGACATCAACTTTGCGCACAAAAGGGCCGAGAATCAGCCGTGGTATGCGGTCCTGTTTGACGCAGGTGGTCCTAGCGCCTTAGAAATCTTCGCCAAGAAAAAGCAAGCGGAGGCTATGCGTGCAGAAATCAAACAATACATCCAATTCGGTTACGGCCAAAGTGCGTGGGAGGAGCTACTCCTTATTGAGGCGCAAGTTCGCAAGGACCGCCAAGCAACTCTGTATCGCAAAGCGAAGATCAGGCAGACTATTATTGATTGGGTGCTTGGCGTCTTGGTTGTGGTATCAAGCTTTGGTGTCCTCGGCGTGGTCATTTATTTTATCGGAAAAAAGCAAGGACGATGGTGATGACCCCTGAGTGGCAAGATACCCTACTCGTAGTTAAGGATGCAGAAGAAGGTGTCAGGTGTTATTAAGGTACTGTTAAATAACTATGACGAAGGTCATATTTAAAAAAAACTTAGAGCGGCCTTCGGGCCGTTCTTACAATCCAAATAAACATGAACACCTTTGAGGTAGCAGAATGTATTACACAGTAGAAGAAACTAGTTTGGCACTTAATGAGGCCAAGACGATTATCGACTCTCGTACAAAAGAAGTCGATGCTTATACACGAGGTTATAATGACTGTTTTGCTTTTCTTGCTGAATACGACAAGGCATTAAGGGGTAAAGACCCTGATTATAACTTAGATTTAAACTACAAAACTACCCTAGAGTTCTTTCAGAACATACGTAAGGGCGGCTATCGGAATCTCAGAGAGTTTGCCATAGCAGCGGGTTATGAAGTTATCAGAAATAGTAAAACCATGCACGGGGATATAGCCTTTGAGCACTCAAGAAAAAAGGGTGGCTCGGCTATGATTGCAGAGGGGCGTTTCTGGACCACTACCTGCGAACTCAACACAGGAATACAAACCTCGCGAAGACGTTTATCTTCTGAGGGAAAACTCGGCATTATTGCCAGACCCATTAAAGGAATATAAGATGGCTTATTATTTTAAAGGCGCACAGATACTTGCTCCGTACAGGATCGTATCCAACCAGCCTATTTATGAAACTGATAGCGTTAGTTTGGCTAAACAAAGAGCTTCACAAGGTGTACAACGTTGGGAGATTTCTTTTGACACTTTGGCAACAGCTGACAACGAGGTTGAACTGCTGCTTGGTGTTATTGAAAACCTAGCGACAGCGGATACTATGGTTATGCCTCAACTGCCTTCTGTTGAGAAGGGCACAGATGCTAGTACAAACCTAACCCTCACTCTGGGTGCTGCTGCAGGAGACACTAGTGCGCGAGTAGACAGTGATGGTTTTGTTAAGAAAGGTGCCTTCTTTAAGTTCTCAAATCATACAAAGCTTTACATGCTTACTTCTGAAATAGAAGTTAGTGAAAGCGTAAACCAAGCAACTGGGGTAATAACTAGAACTGACTTGGAACAGAGTTTCACGTTCTACCCTCCTTTGAAGACCGCAGTGACTACTGCTCACACAATGGACACAGGTGCGGATGCGCAGCTTTCTTACTATAGGGATATTGACAACCAGGCTGGTATAACCTTTCAAGACGGTATTCTTTCAAGCACTGGATCCGTTAGTTTGATAGAGGCTATTGTATGAGACAATTTTCAACAGCTGTTCAAACTGTTTTAGATAGTGATGTAATTGAGTTTACTTACCTTATTAAGCTTTCTTTAAACTCTACATACTACCTAACCTCTAACTCTTATGACTTAGAGTTCGAAGATAATATTTATCTCGCTAACGGTGGTCTCTACGAGTTTGATAGCCCGAAGTTCTCCACAGTGATTGACAGAGAGAGTTACAAGATTGTAATCTCAGAAGTTTTAGACCAACTCTACGCTGAGTTTAGAAATAATGTTATTGGTAAAGATATAGAAGTTTTTGTAGCTTTAAAAAGCGCAGGAGGTGACTACATGTTAGGCAGCGATGACGTGCTGAGAATCTATAAAGGTACTATTGATAAACCCACTATTACCAACGACTTTAATGAAAAACTTGCGGTAATAGAAGGAACATCACCAATGTCAGACTTAGACATGAGTAAACCGTTTATCACTTCAAGAGACGGCATGGATCAAAAAAGTTCAACCGACACTTCTTTTGATGAGATATACAAAAATAGTGAAATCAATTTAAAGTGGGGGAAAATCTGATGGGGTTAGAAACACTTCAACTAATTATGTTTGCTGCCTCTACTGCATATCAGATGCACCAGCAGGGGAAACAAAAGGAAGAAGCAGATAAACGAAAAGGCTTTGAACTTACTATAAGCGGAGAAGCCGCCCCCATCCCTATCGCTTATGGTAAGAACGCCATCGGAGGTATGGAAGTAAAGCACCACATAACCGATAGCTTTGTTTCTGCATCGGATAACAGTGACAGAGCCTTTAGTAAGGGTTTGACAAATACCAGTATTACAGGTAGTAAGAACGAGTTTCTTCACGTACAGTATGTTCTCGCGCAAGAGGGTATTGCTAGAGTTCAACACATAAAAGTTAATGATATTGACTATAATGACGAAGAAGGGCAGTTCCAACACTACATTAGGACTTTTAACTCTGGACGTGCTGATAGTATAGCAACGGCAAACGGAATACCCGGTACTAATGACTTTTCGGGTTGTGCCTTTGCTTCTGCTACGTTTAAGATTGACAGAGATGACCCTCAATACAGCGGTGTCCCTTCTATGTCCTTTCTTACGAGGGGGCGGCTTGTCCCCACGGTTATATCAACGAACGGCTCTTACGAAATTGGACCATCGTCTTACTCAAACAACCCAGCAAGGTGCTTGCTTGATTACCTTACAAACGAAGACTTCGGACGAGGGCTTTCAGCAGACGAGTTAGATCTTGAGTCTTTCTATAATGCTATATCTGTTTGTGGTACGATAGTATCTTCTGGTAGGTCGATTTCAGGCAAGGTCAATGGCGGTTCGACGACTAGGAATATCCCTCTGTATGAATGCAACCTTATGTTGGACTCTAGTAACACTGTTCGTGATAACATAGAACAAATTATGAGCACAATGGCTTTGGCAGAGTTAACTTGGACTTCAGAAGGAAAGTACAAACTACTAGTAGAGTACCCCAGAACCACTTCAGAACTAAATGCCTTGGTTGATTCAGCTCATTATTTTACTGATGATGATATTATCAGAAACGAAATTAACATGAGTTGGCCTAGCGCCTCTGAGCGCTATAACCAATACACTGTTTCTTTTAATAACGAACATGAAGACTTTAAGACAGATAGTGTTACTTGGCCTACCTTGGGTAGTACTGCTCATAATGGTTACCTTACTGACGATAACCAACAGCCGTTTAAAGGTTCTGAACAGGCAGTAGGGATTACAGACCCTTACCACGCTAAGGCACGGGCAGAACAAAGGGTTCGTTTATCTCGGAGTTTATTTACCCTTGAGCTTACTGTTAGTAAAAAGGGGTTGTCGTTAGAACCGGGGGATTTTATCAACATCACTTCCGCACAGGCAGGGATTAGTAATGAAGTCTTTAGAGTTCAATCTATCGAAGTTTCTTCGGACTTTACAGTTTCACTAGTCTGCTATTGTTTTGATCACAATGTTCTTGCGTGGAACGTCAACGACGATATCGCTTATTCTGACCGACCAACCTATAACTGGACAGTAGACCCTGCGGTTAATCTTCAGTACAACTATGGAAGCCCTAACGTTAACTCTACTGCTATTGGTTATCTCACTTGGGATAAAACTTCCGAAGAATCAACCAAGGCTCTTGTTTACTTTACAAACGATTCAGGAAAGCTGGAGCTTCTCGGGGAGTCTGCTAGTAACACCTTTGATATTCAACCAAGAACTGAGTGGGAAACCGGAGAATTTGTAACCTTTACTGTTAAAATCCAAACGCCGTTTGGCAGGAGTTCTGTCGGAGTTACTACCTCTGCCACTATCTATAACTCCCCTTACCAACTTCAAAACTTGACCTCTGAGGAGTCCTTGTATGAAGCACTTGTAAACAAAGCTACTAGTGTTAGAGCAAGAACAAAAATCAGCTGGGAACAACCAACAGGCGTAAATGGGGTAAATGCAAAAGAGTACAGGGTAGAATACTATAGGTATGTTGCAGGAGAGCCTGTAGTCTATACACTGTTAGGTGTCACAAGCGAGAAGTTCTTTATCTTTAATGAGATAACTAAAGGTGACTACAGTTTCAGAGTTACAGGGATTAGCAGCAGAGGCGACGAGTCTTACCCTGCTCAAGATGATTTTACTATTATCGGCCTTGCTGGTCCCCCCGCAGACCCTACGGGTTTTAGAATTCAAGCAACAGAGACAGGGATGTTGTTTCACTGGAACACGCCAGTAGACCTCGATGTTGTTTCTGGTGGTACTTCAGAAATAAGGTATATTCGGAATGACCCCGGTATTAGCCCAAACTGGGAGATTGCCCAAACAATCGTAAACAACCTTAGTGGATCAACTAATACTGTTACGCTACCTGTAGCTCCAGGTTACTACTTGCTTAAACACATAGATAGTAGCAATGTAGAAAGCTTCGGTTATGCAATTGCGCTTAACACTTTTCAAGGCCCGTTGTATAATCAGATCACGACTATCACTGAAGACCCCAGTTTCTCAGGGTCTAAAACTAACTGTTCTGTTGTATCAGGTGAGCTTCATAAAGACGCTGGAGTAGATAACTTTACTTATTACTTCGACAACTCTGTCGATCTTGGCTCCGTAGAAAATATTAGGTTTAACCCTAGACTTAATGCAATCATTACAGACGGTGTTACAGATGTTTCAGATTACGACCCTGTATCTGCGGTTACTCGCTTTGCTGGACCTGTCGTAGATGCGGTACTTAACTTTGAGATACGGCACACAGACGATGACCCTAGTGGCACACCTACGTGGAGCGACTGGGAACCCTTTACTGTTGGAAGCTTTCGGCACCGTGCCTTTGAGTTCAGGCTTTTAGGTGTTGCTGCGGAACCTGCCTATACAATGGAGATCTCTGAGTTGTCTATTGTGGCGGATAAAGTTGATATTGCTAAAAGAGGTACTTCTACGTCTAGTGAGTCTGGAAATGTTACAGTTACGTTTGATAACCCTTTCTATGGTGGCATCGGTAATACTGATGTGCCTTATGTCGGGGTAAATGTAATCGGAGGTAGCACTACTGACATTGTTAAAATAACAGGCATAACTGCAAGTTCATTTACATATTCTGTTTATAAAGATGGGGTTAGGAAAGCCCGAAGTGTGAATTGGCAGGCCATTGGCCAGTAAATAGAAAATCTATAAGAAAGTAAAATTATGACAACTAGCTCTAGAACACTAGATGCAGACCAGAGCGGTGCGAACTATAACGTTGATGCTAACAATGCTTTAGCAGCACTAGACACCTGCCACTCTGGTACTTCTGAACCCACTACTGACCTATACCACGGCAAGCTTTGGCTTGACACTAACACTAGCCCTGGTATTTTGAAAATATACAATAACGCAGCTTGGGAACCTATAGGTGGTCAAAACCTAAGAACAACAGACAGTCCTCAGTTTGAGTCTCTGAAGATTGCTACTGGCCCTACACAGCGTTTAAACGTAGCTGAAAACGGCACGATTGCGGTATCTACTGACAAAGGCTCTTCTGGGCAGGTTTTGACTTCTAACGGTCCTGTTTCCCCAGTTACTTGGGAAGACCCGCCCTCCGCCTTTCCAATTGATGGCATCATCCTTTGGGCTGGAACTACCCCGCCTTCTGGGTGGTATATCTGCGATGGGGCGAATGGGACTCCTAACTTATCAAACCGTTTTGTTGTTGGCTACGGCTCCTCCTACCCTATTGGGACTACCGGAGGTGCTGCAAGTGTTAGGCTTACGGCAGCACAAATGCCCTCTCATCGCCACACCTTTAGTGCCAGTACAAGCACTGACGGTGCGCACACCCATACTTACTCTCGAACAGGCGTGTACTATGGCACACCTACTTCGCCCTATACCCATCCTGCTGGGGGTTGGTCAACAAAAAGCACGTCCTCGGCAGGCTCGCACCAACACACGGTCAGCGGAAACACAAGTTACACAGGTTCTACTAATTCCCATGAGAACCGACCACCTTACTATTCTCTAGCCTATATCCAGTACAAAGGTTAATAAGCACTACTATTAACTCTACTCAGGGAGAGTGCCTTAAATTACAAAGTACTCTCCTTGTTTTTTTTTTGAAATAAACAAAACAATAGGAAACTTCATGTCTAAAAAGCAATCTCGTTACTCACTAAAAAATAACGCCAAGATGCCGAAATACATGCGACAAGAAAATGAACGAAAGTCAAACGTTCATCACATGCCTACTAAGTTCCACTTGCTCCCAAAGAATGAGAAGCAAGACGACCTGAT